GAAGTTCACAAAAATCCCGCAGTTCAGGGATGTGATTAGAAATGTTACTCGCCAAGCACAATTTCAGGGTCTTGACGAGAATGATGAACCTATTTTAAATCCAAATGCAAAAAAGCCAACTATTACCTTTACCGGGACTGTAAAATTACATGGAAGTAACTCGTCGATCTCTACTAATGGAGATGAAATTTGGTATCAATCAAGAAAGAGAATCATTACAGTTGATAAAGATAATTGTGGATTTGCTCAGTTTTGTACAGCAAGAAAAGAATCTATTGGTAAACTATTTACAGTAGTAGATATGAGAGTTGGTGAACCAGATGCTATCGTATGTATATTCGGTGAAATCTGTGGACAAGGTGTACAGAAGGGAGTATCCATTTCAGCACTACCAAGAATGTTTGTTATTTTTGCTGTGAAGGTTGTGCCAAAAGAAGGTGTTTCCTATTACATTGATTCAAAGGGTTTAAGTGATCCAGATAATTTAATCTATAATATCTATGATTTCCAGACTTTTGAAGTAGAGGTTGATTTTGAATATCCGAGCATAGCACAGAATAAATTTGTAGAATTAGTAAATGAAGTTGAAAGGGAATGTCCTGTCGGGAAAGCTTTGGGAGTTACAGAAGGCAATACAATAGGAGAAGGAATTGTATGGACTGCTTATTTTGATGGAGTAAAACATTCCATGAAAACTAAGGGAGAGAAACATTCTTCATCAAGAACCAAGACTATTGCACCTATAGATATTGAAAGACTTAATTCAATACAAGAGTTTGTTGAGTATGCTGTTACTAATAATAGGCTTAACCAAGCCATAGCAGAGATATTTGAAGGTGCTGAACCAGTAATACAGCAGATGAGTGATTTCTTAAAGTGGATTATAAGAGATATTGCAGATGAAGAAGTGGGTGTATTGGAAGAGAATGGGCTAATCCTAAAAGATGTTACCCGAGCAGTCTCAAATAAAGCTAGGTCATGGTTTCAGGAATTACTAAATAAAAACACAGGATTGAAATAAAAAGGAAAGAAAAAAGAAATAGATTGGTAAGTAGATGGTATGAATAATAAAAGGTGATAAAACCGTGAGGGTTCTACCACCTCAATTCACAATCACATATATGAGGTATGTTACTATGAACAAAATTATAGCACAAAACCAATCTAGTAAAGTCAAGTATAAAACTCTTACCCAGAAACGTCTCAAAGAACTTTTAACCTATAATCCCAAGACTGGATTATTTACCAGGAAAATGACGTGTAATAATGGTATAAAAATTGGTGCCGTGGCAGGGCACAAAAAATCTGATGGATACATTGTTATCAGAGTTGATAGGAAATTATATCATGCTTCTATATTAGCGTTCCTCTGGATGAAAGGTTTTATACCTGAATATGAAGTTGATCATAAAAACCGTGTTACTAGTGACAATAGATGGGAAAATCTACGTCATGTTACACATCAATGTAATGGAAGAAATCGTTCTGTTGGTAAAAACAACACATCTGGAATTATTGGAGTACATTGGGATAAACAAAGCAAAGGATGGCGTGCTAGAATTTCTACTGATGGTAATAGCAACCAAGAAAATCTTGGTTGTTTTCCTAATTTAAAAGATGCTGCAAGAGCTAGATGGTACGCAGAAATAAAGTATAATTTCCCTGATTGTAATAGCACCTCTTCTGCATTTCTTTTTTTACAAGAAAATAAAAAATAGAATGGGGGGGCAGCAATCACAGAAGACCTTGGTTTCAAGAATTGCTCAATAAAAATGCAGGATTATAGGAGGTGTTGAATGGAGAGTTCTGAATTGTTAAGTGAGATAAACCACTGTTTGAAAGAAGTTAGGGAAATTGAGAAAATTTTAATGGGAATATGGAAGCGGATCATACCAGGTGAAGAATTACCAAAAGGACTAAAATAGTAGAAGGAAAAGGAGAATGTATGCTAAAGAAAACATTGAAAAATCCAGATATTAGAAAAGAGAAGCCAAATTTGAAGTTGTGTACAAATCACTATCATTTTACAACAGGTAGGGGCAGGACATGGAATTCAGAGATGCGTGGGCAAGCTCTAAGTGACAACAAGGGCTGGTATAAATAATGACTTGTTTTATGGATGACGAAGGTAATATACGTAACCCTGAGAAGGAACTGATTCAGTATTCCCTTTGTACTTTAAAAAATCCATTTCATAAGCTAAAAAAGGAGAATAAAATGGCAGATGTAGGTAAAATTGAATTTAATGTAAAAGAAGGCTATGTACCCACAATACCAAAAGGATGGCCACAGCCGAAAACAAAGGAATCATTGATCCCAGAAGGTTGGAATAAACCAAAATCTGGTGGAATGACAGAAGCAGGTCATAATTTTAAAGTAGAATATATGAATGAAGAGATAATGGAGAAAAGGGAAGAAGAAAAAATTCCAAATGTATTAGACAAACAAGTTGGTGGAAGTCACTACAAACAGTACAAAATCCAACCATATGAATTTTTCATAGTAAATCAAATACCACACCACAAAGCAGCAATTATTCGTAGAATATTAAGATATGATCATCCAACAGGTAAAGGATTGGAAGATCTACAAAAAATAATGCATGAGATTGAGATGATTATCCAACTGGAAAATTGGGAGGAAACTGAAATTGACACACAAGTTGAGGAGAGTGCATGTTAGTTCTGCTATTGAGAAACGAATCCTCACATCTATGATTGTCTCAACACAGTTCAATCAGGAGATTGTTCATCTTTTAAACCTTGATTATTTTACTAATTCATTTATAAGAAAAGTAGCAAGATGGTGTGTAGATTTTTTTCAGAGCTATGAAGTAGCACCATTCAACCACATTCAAGATATATTCAATGAGAAACAGGTTGAATTAGCAGATGAAGATAGTGATTTAATACAGAAAATCTTAATAGATATTTCTAAAAAGTATGAACTGGATCAAGGTTTAAATGTGGGGTATAGTGTCGATCAGGCACTAAGGTTTTTCAAAGAACGTGAATTACAGATAACCCATGGTAATATAGGAATATTATTAGAAAAAGGAGATGTGGATGGTGCTGAGGAACAGATAAATAGTTTTACTAAAATAGCTAAGGTGGCTTCTGGATGGATTGATCCGTTGGATGCTAAGTATGTTGATGAAGTTTTTGAAAAAGAAAGTGAAATGTTTAAATTTCCAGGGCAATTAGGAGAATTTTTAGGAGGATACCAACGGGGATGGTTAGTGGCAATTGCAGCTTCATTTAAAAAAGGAAAATCTTTTTTTATGCAAGAGATCGCAATAGCTGCCATGCAACAAAGACTGAAGGTTGCTTTCTTTTCTTTAGAAATGTATCGTGCCGCATCGAATGAGCGTATATACAAAAGATTATTAGGGGCAGGGGCTGAAGAGGAGGGTTCCGCTGTCTACCCTTGTTTTGATTGTGCCTATAATCAAGATGGTTCTTGTAATAAATCTGAACGAACTAATGGTATTCCACTTACAACAAATGGTGCAAAGCCAACATTCTCCTATAATAATAAATACACGCCTTGTACATACTGTCGAACTAAGTGCCCAGAGGATTATAAGTTGGCTTGGTGGAAAGAGGTCATCGAACGCCCTGCTTTTAATAAAACCAATGTACAGAATCATATTGAAGCAATGGCTAAACTACATAGAAACAGCTATCAATTTAAAAACTACCCACGCTTTTCAGCAAATACCTCTGATATAATTAGAGATCTTGATATTCTCGAACAAACAGATGCTTTTGTACCAGATGTTATTGTCATTGATTACGCAGATATTTTACGACCAGAAGACAGTGGACCAACTACTGGTACTGAACAATTAGATAATACATGGAAGAGTCTGGCGAGATTGGCTGGAGAAAGGCATGCTTTAATTGTAACAGCATCACAAATAACAAGATCTGGTATGGACAAAAAACAAGTTAAGGCTGGTGATTTGGCCTCCTGGATTGGTAAGCTCGGGCACATCGATGTGTTCAGTAGTTTACAACAAACACCGGAAGAGAAGAAGGATGGCATAATGAGAGTTGGGTTATTGGCACATAGATACCGTGATTTTGATGAAAATAACAATTGCATGATCCTTCAAAAGTTAGATTACGGGCAGGTGTGTCTTGATTCAGAGATAATGAAGTAAAAAATTGAATATTTTTAAATAAAATGCATCTTATTTTCATAGAGGTGCTTTTTTATTGCAAAAAGCAAGAAAAGTATGCTATAATAGAATTAAGAAATGAGAGAGCCAACACGGGACAACATCTAATCATTTAACAGAAAGGAGGAATATTATGTTAGCATACAGCGAAATTAGTTTTAAAGAATTGAAAGCGGTGTGTATTGAAACAAATTTAGCGGGGGTATTGGAAAATAATATTAAATATGTAGCGGTAAGTGGAGTACAATTGTATGATGATTTCATTGCTGCAATTGAAGGCTTGAATACAGATCTTCAGGAAGAATTGCCTGACAAGGTTATCGATTACTTTAATAGAGTAAAGTTTGACGAAGAATCTGAAGAGGAACAAAAGGAACTAGATTTTGAGCCAGTAGAAACAAGGGAAGAATTCAATGTTCCTGATCCTGAAGAGGAAGAAGAAGCTGATCCTATCCCTAATCCTGTTGTTAAGGTAAAGGCAGAGCCTAAGCCTGTTGTAGATGAGCAAGAAGGTGAAGAGGTAGCACTTGAAACAGTGCCTATTAAAAAGGTAATGCGTCTGTCTACAACCCCAATGACCCCTAAAATCGAAGATAGCAAACTCACTATCAACTTTAAGGAATTGGATGTGACAGAAGTTTTTGACTTGCCTGTAACGGAAGATAAGGAAAAACTTGGGGTAGTGCGGAAAAAGGCAATGGCTTTTGCAAAAGAGAGTGGAGCAACAAAAGGCCAGCTCTGCAACATTTCTAAGATCCTTAATCAGGCTGGTTACTATATGAGGTAGATGAAATATGATCTTGTAAAACATTTTTACCACTGATCCTAAAGCGTGAGGGAATAACCGACCCTCTTTACCATAGCTGAGGGGGTGAAAGACCCTACTACTAGAATATGGACACCCACCACATAGGGTATTACGGGCCAGAAAGGAGAACTGGTTGGACGTTTTCGGACGAAGCCGGAAAAAGTGTGTGGCGGTGGTATAATTTAATATTGTGGCAGTAACATTTACATCGACTTTGAAGTTTTTGTTGTCGATTAGAAATGTAGCTACAGCGGTGAGGAGCGCAGCCTGTAGAGTGGCTCTGACGCTGGTGGGACTCCTCTCTAGGTTTGAATCCTAGTTGCCACATTAATTTTAATAACCAACAATCAAAAAAGGAGGAATAAAAAATGATAGGAATTATTATTGGATTGTTTATTTTAGTAGCAGTAATTATAGTAACGTACAAACTATCTCCATATGATCGTGCTTTTAATTGTGCGCTTTCGGGGTTTCTGACAGCAGTATTATTGTTTATTTTAGTACCAAGTATGCTCATGCCTTTAACAGGAGGCTGTCTAAAAAATTATGGGGTAGTAAACCAAGTAGGATACCTGACAAATTTTAGTGAAAGAGGCATATTTTGGAAAACCTATGAGGGTGAGCTTCAAAAAGGCGTTGGAGAACAAGCAACAGCAGAAAATTCTTTTAGATTTTCAGTTACGGATAAGAATGTTATAAAAAAACTAAGTCCTTATTTAGGCAGCAAACATCGTTTACAGTTGGAATGTCGCCAATGGTTCTGTATGCCTTATTCAAGAGGATCTACAGACAAAGAAGTTGTTGGGGTAAGAGAAATAGAGTGATTTCGTTCATATTAAAATTTTAAAGGAAAAAACAGAATGATACCTTACTGCAAGACTAAAAAGGGTGTCCTTTATTATGGGGATGCCATTGATATTCCTACAAGAATCAAACCAAATAGTGTTCATTGTGTGGTAACGAGTCCTCCATATTGGGGGAAAATTATTTATGGCGTAGAAGGGGAGCTTGGATTAGATAAAACACCACTACTATATATCAATAAAATAGTAGAAATCTTTAGGGGAATTAGAAAAGTTTTACACCCAACTGGTACTGTGTGGCTCAATATAGGGGATACTAATTGTGTGCCAAGTACAGTACGAGAAACAGTGTTAGGAATGAAACCAGGAGTTCCTGCTAAGAATAGAATAGGCGTGCCATGGAAAGTACTATTTGCATTACAAGAGGATGGATGGAATTTTAGATGCGATATTATTTGGTGGCGGAGAAACTCACCAAGAGATCCTGTACGAGACCGTCCTACATACGAACATGAGTATGTGTTTTTATTAACTAAAAAACAAAAGTATTTTTATGATACGATTGCAGTAGAATTACCTTATAGTGGGCACTTCGCGGGGAATCGTAGAAATATAGTTAAAGAAAGTGGTGGTATGTTTCATGGAGGACATAATATAAAAGCGGAGCTAACAGGAAGGAATTTAGGATCTGTTTGGGATATATCAACACAAGGTAGAACAGACTCACATTACTCTGCTTTCCCTGATGAATTAGCGGCAAGATGTATTAAAGCAGGAACATCATTGAAAGGATGTTGTAGTAATTGCTACGCACCAATAGAACGAATGATAGAACGTAAAGATAAAGCAAGTCCATGGGAAACTATAGGCTGGGAGGCTACCTGTAAATGTTGCATAAAAATTATACCATGCACTGTGCTTGATCCATTTATGGGTAGAGGAACTGTCGCACTAACAGCAGAAACGTTAGGTAGAAATTGGGTTGGTGCAGAATTAGGGGAAGAATCTTGCGAACTTATAAAACAAAATCTAACCAATAGAAAAGTTGGTTTGTTACCATCAACAAAAATACAAGATGGTTTGTTTAAAGGCAATGAAATAGATATTGAGATAAAAGGAGAAAAATAAATGAAAATCAAAAGATCTGATTTGTTACAAGCATTAAACGCAGTGAAGCCAGGGTTAGCCACTAAAACTGTTGTACAGCAAATGGAGCATGTTATATTCACAGGGCAGGATATCATTACCTACAACGAACAGACAGGCATCCTATACCCCTTTGAGACGGAATTTGAAGCATCTGTGAACTATAACGATCTCTACAAAATCATAACTAAGATCAAAAAAGATGAAATTGATTTGACAGTAGAAGGAT